CGATCGACTTCTTCCAACTGCGCTTCGGTAGCGTAGCCTGTGAGATCGATGTCACCCGCTTCGATGTCCGCGATCGCGCCGTACAGAAACTCGTTTACATCCCTCTGATTCTTCAGAGCTTCCAGCTCTTCGGGTGTGCCGATGAACTGTCCGTTCTTCGCATTGCGGAAAGGGTTCGGATTGACTGCGACCGCATCAGTGGTCAGCGCGAACTGCACGTTCTGACCGCCTTGGATTCCGACGCCAGTGATTCCCTCACCGGACGTCGATGCGAACTGGCTGAACTTGGTGCCGCCCTGTCCGCCTTCCTTGGTCAGTACATCGCTGGGAGTTATACCGCCGCCGCCACCGCCGCCGTTGTTCTGTCCGTCGCCATTCGCACCGTGAGTCGGCAGTCCCGTGATCGATACCCAATACTCACTGGCATCAGTCGGCGAGTTCGGATAGTTCCTTGGAATGATTCCCGTGTTGGCTCGTCGACAGAGAAACCCCTCGCTGCCATACCGAATCCAATCGCCAACGCCGTATGCGGTGTCGACCTTCCACAATCCTCGATAGAAGCTGATCGGGGTTGCAGTGTCGTCATCGAGGTGAGAGTTCAGTGAGTCCCACAGCTTTCGAACGTACTCATCAGCCTGATCGATGACCGCCTTGTTCGTTGTCTGCTGGATCTCTTTCTGGACGAGCGCTGCGGTCTCAAGAAACGGTTCGAGCGAGACAGCGTGATCCGTGACCTCGCCCCCGCTGCTCTTGAATACGGCGACCAGATTGGCACCGCGCAGCTCTAACGCCTCGAGCGATGATCCGTCCTTCCCGTCCCGACCGTCTTTGCCGTCTGTCCCAACACCGTCGCGTCCCTTTGGACCGACCTTGCCTGCTTTGCCTTGCGGACCACGACCAGCGATGCACTGCGCCTCGCCGTCTTTGTGCAAGAACAAGCCGAAGTCCTTGATGTACAGATCGCCGTCACGATACTCGGCATCCTTGGAATGCGCTCCGGTAAGACGGAAACCGGAACTGCCTACTCGCTCCCAGCTCTCGAGGTTGTCTGGACTTTCGGCAGTGTCTTCAAGCGCTCGAAAGAACTGACCAAAGTGGTGCTGCACCTCTTCGCCCTTTCGGTATACGCGTTTCTCATACAGTGGAGTGTCCACGCCAGTACCTGACGGACCCTGCTCACCAGTGTCGCCCTTCTCACCCTGTAGTGATTCACCCGCTGGTCCCTGTTCGCCCTGCGGTCCTTCGGGTCCGGTGATGCTCTTGCCGTCCTGACCGTCGACTCCGTCCTTTCCTGCGGGTCCGACAATGCTCTCACCGTCGTTGCCATCGACTCCGTCGCGTGGCGTCGGTAATGAATCAACGTCAGCACGAATATTCGCCAGCTTGTCTTCAATTCGAGACACTTCACCTCGAACATAATCACTGATCGATTCGGCCAGCTCTTTGAAAAATTTATTATCCATGCTTCAACCATTTCTTGAATTCCGAGATGTCGACCACTGAACGCTCCTCGATGTCTGGCGCTGGCGCTTGTTCGCTCTGGTTGGCGTTGAATCCAAGCGGAACCATCTGCTGCTGAACAATTACGCGATCGCCGTCATCAACCGGATGTAATCCCTCACGCGCCCGAGCTTCATTGGGCGAGAACAACCCGCCCTGCACAGCTCGAGTCAGTCCGTCGATACGCGTGAGGAAATCGGTACGAAGCAAACCAGCGACGTCGAAGTTGATGTTCTCCCTTGCTGGCAGCTCGAATGTTTTGGTGAGACTCTGCTCGACGTTTTCCAGCAGACTCCCGAGTGAAATGGACAGCCACAAGCTGACCAGCGTCTCCGCATTGGACAGTGTGCTGTTCGATAGGTCGCCGATCACGGGAAGCGGTACGCCATAGCACATCGCGATCTGCTCGACCGAGAATCGCTGCGCTTCCATGAGCTGCGCATCTTGCGAGGTGATACCAAATGGCTGGAACTTGAGGTTGCCCGACAGGATCGGAACGTGTCCCTGCGCCATCTTCTGACTCTGCTGAGACCATGCCTCTCTGAGACTCGCCAACTGATCTTTGTTGAGCGGCATCTCGCTGGACAAAACACCAGATGGTCGAGACATCTGAGAGAAGAACGTCGCTTGGGATCGAGCCAGTGCGACATTCACACCAGCAGCCAGCGCCGCAGCCTTGATGGGAGACTCACCTATCAGTACATGGCGCGGAGTCAACACGCGCAGATGCAGGATCTCTCGCTGCGGGACAACGTATTGAACGCCGTCGGCGACGAACGGGTTGCTGCCGACTGAATAGAACAGCTCGCCATCGTCCACCATTGGCTGACAGGTGCCAGTGTCGAGTCGATCGAGTCGAAGTACCCGACCAACATCGTCACGCGTTACAAGCGCATACGCGTTGCCGTCGAAACCCTGCTGCGCGATCATGTTCAGAATGAATTGTGCGAACGTCTCGTATGGATTCGGACGACGGAACACGTTCGCCGCTGGTGAAGACTCCACGATCTCGGTCTTCCCGTCGGCTGCTTTGCGAAGATGCTGTGGTGGGCATTGGCTGACCGCTCGAGCGTTCGCCATTACGGACGCATACGCAGCAGGAATCTGCCGACCGTTGCCAGACGGCAAGGTCAGATCCCTCTGATAGCCATCCTCGATCGGACTCAGCTCATGCCAGCCTCCGCTCTCGCCCTGTCCGAAGAACGGACCACGATGCGAGCCTTCAGCTCCCAGCATCGATTTGACTCTAGTCAATAACGACATCGAGACCGTCTTCGTCGATGAGCTTTGTTTCCTCTGATTCCAGTGACTTGTCCGCTTTCTTGGACTTCGTCTTGCGTGGTTCTTTCCTTGGAGCTGGTTTGTCAGTGATGCGCGTGAACTTGTTCGCACCATGAGCGGGATTCTCGACGAGACCCTTCTCGAGTAGTTCGTCAGCGAGCTTTGTTTCAACCATGAACAAACCGCGACGACCTTTTAGTTCGTCGAGCTTGTAAGGAACCCAAACGTATTTCATACACTTTCCCCTGTTGCCGCAGTTACACATAGAAAAATCCCCGCCCTGTACCAGCAGCGGGGGATAGGAGTGTTAAACCGCGACGTCGTTGATTAGGACAACTGCACCGTCACGCATCTGGTCCCACGTCAAATGCCAGATAGTCCGTAACGCCATCGAGTCACTTTGGAAAAGTGAACGCATTGGTGCTGCGACCTCGTTGGGTGTGCCAGCAGCCGACAATGGTGACGCTGGGTCAGCCATGTGCAGCGTTGCCTGATCGCTTGCAGCGAACCGTGGTCCTTCGTATGCGAAGACGATCTCTGCACAATCGATCAAGAAGATCAGATCAGCAGGAACTGTCACGCTCGAGTACACGGGGATGCCAACCAATGTGCCATTGGCAAGCTCTGGGAACGCTGGCTGGCCGATCGCAGTGGTCATCATCTGCAAAGACCACGCCACTGATGGGTGCATAACCCAAGCAGGACGAGCGCCGAGCAACTTGTCAGACATTGCGATGATCGCTGCCTTGATCGCTGCGATCGCGCCGTCGACGTTGCCCATGCCCGAACCATCGATCGGAGTGCCTGCGAGGTTCTGCATACCAGCAGGCTGGATCTCGCTGCCTGCAAGGTTAGACAGGAACGCAGTGTCGAGCTTGATTGCAGTGTCGCGGACCATAGCGTTGCGAATGATCTCCACGATGTTCGGAGTTGACCGCTCGAACAGCTCGGACGTGTAGGTTCCGATGACACCCATCTTCTGCTGACGCAGAGTCTTGCTAGACAGACCGGCATACTTCACGGGGATCGCATCGCCTTCACCAAGGAAGTCAGCGTCCATCGTTGGAGTTGCAGCTCGCATTGGCACCTTGATGGTGCTGTTGCCGCCGAACGTCAACGTCGTCAGAGGTAAGCGGGGAACAACCGACTCGGGAGTCAGCAGATCCATGAATCCAGCCACAGCCTCTGTCGTGATTTCCTGCGCCCATCCCTGAGTAAACGTCGTGGCGAGCGGAGGGTTGTCGGTGTAGGAATCGCCGAGTGCCTTGGTCACATAACGAGACATCGCCTTCACGCCTTCGTCGTCACCGAAACGGCTTTCGACTGCTTGGGTGAAAGGGATCTTCTTGGCGTGAGCTTCCAAAGTTGCAACAGCGTTGGCGAACAAGTAATCGACAGGATTCTTCTTGTCGGATTTCACGTTGGAAACAATCGCGGGAGCTGAGACAGATTTCTCTGCTGCTCGAGTTGAAAGAGCTTTCTCCGCTCGTCGATACGTTTCCAGCTCTTTGACCTGATGGTCGACGCTGCTGGTGGCTTCTTCGAGTGCCTCGAGCATTTCTGGCTCGGGGTTCTCTTCGTATTGCTTGGATACTTCAAGCAGTGAATCGCGGCGCTCTTCGAGAGCCTTTTCAGCCGCGACGATCTTTTCTGAGATGGACATATTCGTCACCTTTATTTAAGAGTTGAGTTGATAAGTTCAATCGCGGCGAGCGCCTGATTCTTAACGTCGAGAGCTTTCGCTTCGGCTTCGAGCAACTGCTCATCCAAATCGATGCCATCAACGTCGTATGCCTTCACGGTCGAGATGCCAGCGCTTGCATTGGCTGGGATCGTGACCAAAGACAATTCGTGCCAGCTCCAACTGGTGAACCGTTTTCC